TCTCGGGCCGTGCTCATTTGCCCGGCCGATGCGGTGCGGCCTGATAAGCTCGGGCCGTCGCCGACGGGACCCCCTCCCGAACGGCGGCTCTCTACGATGTCTTGCGCTTGACCGCCCAACGCGCCGCCGACCCCAGCGCCCACTGCAGCCCCGACGGGACCGCCGAGCAAAAACCCGCCGACGCCACCGATCACCGCGCCGATATTCCGCCCGCGGTTCTCTTCATCTGTGACGGCAGAGCGTAGGATCTCGCCGATTGCGACGGCGATAGCGATCGGCAATTCCACGAGGAGCGCCTCAAACAATTGAGGCGCCGCCTCAATCAGTGCCGGGATTAGCTCCGACACGAGCGACACGGCAAAGTCGGGCAGCACTTTACCAATCAGCTCTGGCAGAGCCTCAAGCGCGGCGATCAGTCCGTCTTTCACGCCGTCCAACGTGTCGCGGATGCCGTCGGCCCCTTGCTCTCCGATAAACTGGAGCCCCGACACGGCCGCGCCGGCGACCCCAAGCCCGGGCAATTCTCGCGCTGCGGCGATGGATGACAGCGCCCCGCCCGCGTCCCCTTGTAGGGCCTGCATCGTAATTTCGATCGCGCGCTGTCCACGTTCCGCGCGCTCTTGTCGATTTGCAAGCGCCTCCGCGGTGAGCTGGGCGGATTGCTCCGCCATGTTTCGATCGCCCTCTGCAAGCATCGCCGCCAGCTCTGTTTGTGTCGCTCCGACCCGACGCGGACCGCCGCCCGCCTCTGCTGCTGCTTGCTCTGCCTCTGCGCGTTCTTTCTGCGTCTCTTGAATCGCCTTTGCCGCGGCTTCTCCGATGATCTCGCCGATTTTCTTTGCGTTGTTTTCGTCTTGGATCAACGCCGCACCGGTCACAAGAGACCGATCAGCCAGAGCCCGGAACGCCTCCGCGCGCTCTGTGCCTCGCTCCGCACCGGCGATAGCCCCGGCTGACGTGTCGGTGAAGAGGCCCCGGGCGGCCCCCTGCAACCCCATCGCGGCGGTGCCCGCGGCCGTGACACCCGCGCCGACTGCATCCCGGGCCGATGCCGCGGCGTCTCCCGCTGCCGATGCCGCGGCGCGGAAGTTGCCCTGCGATAGCTCCTTAAGCGCGGTGCCGATGCCTTCGATCGTGTCGAGGAGCGCGGTGAATGGCGCGATCACAATGTCCACGATCTGCCCGAGCCCCGACACGAACGCCGTAAGCGCGCCCTTTGTCGTCTCGAATGCGATGATCGACGTTTCNGCGAGGTCAAGGATCAGATCGGCACCGCCCCCGAGACTGTCGAGGATCTGACCCTTGAGCCCCTCCATGACCAGCCCGAGAGCCGCGGTGGCCCTCTGCCATTCGGCTGCGCTCTGCGCGGCCTTCGGTCCGACGCCGACGCCGAATTCTTCCGACAGATCCACGAACGTCTGCAGCTCCGACCCGCTCAGAGCCTGGAGCAGCTTTCCACCTGACCGGCCGAGAGTCTCGACCGCAAGCGCGGATCGCTCCCCGTCGTTGGGCATCTGGTTCAATTTGCCGAGCAGCTCGCCAAGGACTTCGTCTGCCGACCGAAGGCCCCCCTGGCCATCTGTGACCTTGACCTTGAGCTTCTCAAATGCCTCCGCCGTAGCGTTTCCGCCCTTGGCCGCATCGCTCAGCCTGCGCCCGAATTGGTCGAGGCCGGATGTGAGCGATGAAAACGAGAGCCCCGAGCCCTCCGCGGCGAGCCGGAGCCCCTGGAGGGTGTCGGCGGCGATGCCCGAGCGGGTCGATGCGTCGGAGATGTCGTTGCGGAGGTCGGCGACCTCCTGACCGAATTGGAACACCGCGCGTGTGGCCGCTGTAAGCGTCCCCACAAGCGCGCCGATCCCGAGGGTGGCCACAAGCCCACCCACGCCCGCGGAGAGCCCGGAGACGGACGACAGCGCCCCGGACATGCCGCGAGAGAGGCCAGCGACCCCGGCGCCCGCTTGCTTGCCCTCTTTGCCCATGCGGTCGAGCTGGCGTCCGGTCTGTGCGCTCTCGTCTCCGAGCTTGTCCACCGCGCGCGTTGTGTCCCGGGTCTGTTTCTCCAGACGCTCCGAGCCTTGCACCGCGGAGCGGGTGCCAGCCCTGGTCTTGTCCGTCAGGCGGACGATGTACTGTACGACGCCGTCGGCCATCTGATCAACTCCCGGGGGCGGGCATCACCCACATGACGTTCTCGCCGTTGCGTTGTAACCACTGGCGCTGGGTGTCGACCGCCGCCGCCGCGCAGAGCCGCGAGAGCAGGAGGTCAAGCCAGATCGACACGATCGGATCATCCTGCGGCCTGGACAGCCACCGGCCCGGGGTTGTCCCGTACCGCCTCGCCGTCTCGTCCATCATGTGGAGCAGCCTCGGATCCTCTGCGAAATCGGGCCGCACGCGCCGCGGCCTCGACGTAGCGACGGATCCCAGCTCCGGCGATGTGGCCGACATCCTCGACCGGCAGACGGCCCACCCACAACCGGCCCGCGGCTGTGTCTTCGTCGCTCTCGGCAAGCACGAGCCGGAGAGGCTGGGCGTCCTCGCCGGGCTTGCGCGCCTGACGCACGGTGAGACATGCGAGAATCTGGATGTGCTCAAGGTCGGCCGCGGTGGCTGCCCGGGGGGCGCCCTCGTGACCGACGCCCGCCACGAGTCCGAAGAGGGTGCCCGCGTGCGCGTCAAAATCCGCCGGAGACAATGCACAGCACCCAAAATCGAGCCGACCCAGCCCGGCCGTCTCGACCCATTCCGGGGCGGCGATGGCGGCGAGGTCGATCATGATGCCTCTGCGGTGGCGTCGTCGTTGACCAGAATAAACTGCACCGGGGGATCGGTGCCGTCATCCCGGGCCTCGAAGACGGCGCTCTCTTCATTGAGCCCCACCGATTGTGCGGCGATGGCGACGGCATCGGGAATGAGCGCGCTGTTGACGTTGATCCGGAATTGGTCGGTCCCGCTGGTGAACGTGATGTCACCGTCTGCCTCTGTGCCTGCGGTCTGTGCGTCGGGCCAATTGTCGTTGGTTTTGTACCGGGTGACGGTCATTCTCGCGTTTCTCACGCCCGTGATAGCCGCGCCCGTGATGCTGGACGACCCGAACCCGCGGAGCCCCTCGACCGCGTTTTCGAGGTCAAGCGAGATCGACCGCGCGGTGTAGTCAACCGAATTCCACCGCCAGCGGTTCGCCTGGTGAGACAAGATCGGATCGTCGTGAACGGGGAGGCTGTGAGACGGTGCCGCGCCTGGGGTGCTCGACATGGCCACGAAATTGATCGTGAGGCGGAGGATCCCGGGTGTCGATGCGGCGAGGGTGGCCGACGTGACCCGAGCCCCGGCGATCACGTCGCCCCTTTGGAGCGCGCCCGAGCTGGCGAGCGTGTCGCGCGCGGTCCGCAGCGTGATGGCCGGAGGTTCCGCGCCCGGGCTGAGCGTGTGGGTATAGGGTGCCGATCCGCCGGTCGTGGCCCATGTGCCGCCGATGCACGCACGGAGAAACGAGGCCAGCGATCCGTTTTCGTAGTAGGCGAGGATCTCCATCGATCCGGAGACCTCGACCTGTTCCAGATAGCGGGCCTGTAGATACGAGGTCGTGCCCAACGACAGATCATCGATCCGCGTGCGGGTGCTCACGGCCGTGAGATTGAGCGAGGCGAGCCGGGCAACCCGGGCCGCCGCTACTGCGGTCCCTTCGGTGCTCTCAAATCCGATGCCGACGGACGCATTTCGTCCGAGGTAGACGTTTGCCATGCTAGCTCTCCTCTGCTGTTTCTGCGGTGCGGACCGCGGAGAAAATCAGCGTCCGATTGAGTGATGTGGTGATCGTGATCTCGTCGACGTAATCGGCCCCGTCGGCCGATCCGGTCAGGTACATCCACACGAGCGTGCGGCCGTCGTAGCCGCTGACGCGCGTTTGTGCGGGTGTGTTGCCCCCGGAGTAGGCGCCGCCGTCGTTGCGGGTGGCGACCGTGACCGCGGCGAGCGTTTCGAGGTCCGCGGAACCCTCAAGCGGTTGAGCCTGTCGAGCCAGATGCTGGGTGACATCGAAGATCACAAACCCGCTCTGACCCGGTGGCCACGAATAGCGAGCGGTCGGTGTGTCGGTGCCCACGGGGAGCGATTCGGCCCGCACGATGACCGCGGCTGGAGCGGGCTTGCCCGCGATGACGCGGCCGGTCTTCGGGTTGCCGGCGGCGAACGTGATCGCCTTGTCCGAGGCGCCGCTCTCGCCGAAATAGAGGTAGGCGATCACGGTCGCGTTGTCGCTGTCGGGCGTCCAGTCGTTGATCTGGATGATCGCGGTACGGCTGGCGTGGTCGAATGTCTGCCGACTGAATGCAAGGAGGGTGAACCCGTCAGAGTCACACACCCGGATGTCATGGCCATTCGTGGCGACGTTGCCCCAGAAAATGCCGTGATCTTTCGGGATCGTGACCGTTGCGTCAATGGTGGACGCGCCGCCGTTGTTGTCGACGGCGACCGGGATCCGAAACTGCGATGTCGAGGCGTACCAGCTCATGATCAGACCCTCGCCCAGAATAGCTCAACCGACATCGCCACGTATGCGTCCCGCTGTCGGCCGTCGACCTCTGGCCCGGTGACCACCTCGGTCGACACTGTGAGGTCATGCACGGCCGCGGCCCCGAGGTTCCGCGATCCATGGAGCGCGCGGATGATGTCGGCTTCCATATTGTTCGCCGCCGTGACCGCTGCGGAGGGTGCCGTACCGCCCGTGACGACAGCGACGAGATCAACCGTGAGCGTCTGCCCGTACTGGCTCAGGTCCGCCCCCGCGCCGTTGCGGATGTCCTGCCGCGGCCCGAGGTAGTAGGCCACGTACGGCCGCACCCTCGACACCGGAGGCCCGGCAAGGTCGAGCTGCTCTACCTGACCGGTGCCCGAGAGGTCGTAAGTGTAGGAGCCCGTGCCGTCGATGCCCTGGAGGATCGTCGTCATCGCGCCGGCGATCGTGTTCCGGTTTTTCGGGCCGCTCATCGACCCTCCCCGGCGATGCTACCCGGCGCGCGGTACGCCACATCCACGGCATCCCCGAGGGTGCTCGGGACCTCCGCCCGGGTAGACCACCACGCTTTGCGCGCGAACCCGGTAGCCGGGATCTCGACCTCTTTTCGTAGCCACCACCGCCCGACGTTTTTGTTTCCGACGCGCTCCAGAAGCACCGCCAGAGCTTGCTTCCCGCTCCCGTCGCGGATGACATGGAACCACAGCGGTTTCGGGTAGTCGCGCGGCGAGGCGTAGCGGGCTTGCTTGGCGTTCGTTTTGATGCTCTTGTCTGGAATGGCGAGCCACTGCCGATCGACCGGGCGGACGGTGCCCCCCTGGTCCTGGATGGCGGCATAGATCACATTCTTGGCGCCTTGCACGCGGCCACCGGCCGACAGCACGACCGACAGAGGCCGCCCCTGGACCGTGCGGCCAAACAAAGAGAGCTGGGACGATTCTCCCTCGACCGCAGCAACAACCCGGCCGGTCTGGATGACCCGGCCCGCGATGGACCGCCGGAGATTGCCTGTGCGGCTCCGTGGGCGCCGTGTGGCGTTGCCGACGGCCCTCGATTGCATCTTGAGCGCGAGAGCTGTAGCACGGCGCTGTAGGACCCTTGCGAGCCGCGGCCCGGCCTCGCTGCATCGCCGTCCCCACTCCTCGGGTGTGAGGGTCTGCGGCATCAAGGCACCGACAAGCGATAGTCGGCGAGCATTTCCCGGACCTCGGGCAGCAAAGACAGCGGAGCCACGGACCGAGATCCGCCCCGGGTAGAGGTCGAGGTCGACCCGGCCGCGCTTGTGTTACCGATCGTGTGCACCGCTTGCACGATGGCCGCCTCTGTGAGCACCGGGTGTGAGGCGATGGTGTAGCCGGCGGAGACTACGACGCGGTTGGCCCGCGGGAGGTCGCTCCACGAATGCGTAGCACCCACGAGCAGCTCGACCCGGCGACCGTCGGCGACGTATTCGGCCGCGGTCAGTAGGGTATCGGCTCCGTAGTCCTGCTCTGGATCGACATGCACGGACGCAACCGACAGGATCGGGGGCGTCGGAATCATGGCGACCGCCCGATCGGCCTCGATGCCCAGATCGTAGCGCCCTGGAAACGTCGTATAGGTCTCGGCTTCCATCGATTGCGCGCCCGCGTCGGGCATCGGGTGGCCGCAATACCGAGCAAACGCAGAGTCAATCCGCGCGATCAGGGTCGTGATTGTCGTGTCGTCTGCCGATGACAGCCCGGGAGCGAGCGCCCGGACTTGTGCCGCCGTGGCAAGCGCCATCACTCACCCCCGGCAACGTGTCGCGCCCGTGCGTCGATCGCTTGCACGACCAACGGCCGATGTGAGCCGCAGATTTCCGCGGCCCGCATCGGGCTCAAATACCGATCCACCGCGCCGGACGCAACGCGATGGACGACCGATCGCGCCTCGCCCGACAGAGCCCCAGGGGGCAAAGCGAGCGCGGGGACGGTGCCCCGAATGGCGCGATCGATGATCATGATCAGTCTGCCCGCACGCGCTGGAGCGTGACGGCACACACACCGGTCACTGCGACACCGGATCCGGCTTTCGTGATCGCGACCTTCGCAAGCCCGCCCTCTGCGAGGAGGTTGGAGCCCGCTGCGGAAAGGGTGATCGGCTCGTTCACGCCCGCGGTGATGTCACCGGTGCCGGCAACGGTCGACACAATCGAACCGAGCGAGGTACCGCCGACAGACACCGTAAACGTCGCGTTGTTGCTGTTGTTCGCGGTGATCGCGGCATCAGCGATGAAATCGACGTTCACCACCTTCGCCTTACCGCCGAGACGGTTGATCACGTAGATGTCGCCCGCGGTTCCGGCCGTCGCTACCCCGGCGGGGAGCTGGACCGTGGCGGTGTGCATTTCGTTGGATTGAGACATGGTAGCTCCTGATCAGGTGGACATCTTGACGGCGTAGCGAACGGCCTTGTCGCCGGACTTGCTCATGTCTTGGAACCCGACGCGCTGACGGGCGCGCATGTAGGTTCCGGCCACCGTGATGTCATTCTGGAGACTCACGGTAGCCCCGGCGCGAAGCACGCGGCGGAACATGTTTCGATTCAAGATGCAATAAGCAGTCTTATCCTCAGTGACCCCATCGTAGACGCCGACATTGTTGAGATCGGCGGTCATGGCGTCGGTAGCGATGATCGGGTGTCCGGCGATGCTTCCGACTTCGCCCGCAGCGATGGGCGCGCGGTTGCCGTAGTCGTTCGC